GCTAAAGGTGGATCTTCTGCATCTAAGCGTGCTGACGGTTGTGCAATTCGTGGTAAAACTAAAGGTAGAATGGTGTAATTATGGCAGATAAAGAATATGATCCAGCACAAGCTGCAGCTGAAAAGTTAGATAGAGAAACAAAAAAAGTTCAAGAAGAACAATCTAGGCAATTTGATATGCCTAGAAAAAATATGCCTACTGAAAATGATATGGGCCCGTTACCTGAAAAGAATGTTAAAAAAGGTATAGAAGAAGGCCTTAAAAAAGGGATGGGCGGTAAATCTTTAGGTCTTAAAAAAGGTGGTAAAGTTTCTTCTGCCTCTAAACGTGCTGATGGCATTGCTATCAAAGGCAAAACAAAAGGTAAAATTGTATGAGATCTTCTCGTGGTATGGGTGACATTGCTCCATCTAAAATGCCTAAAGGTAAGGTTAAAGCTCGTAGAGATAATACGGACTTTACTCAATATGCCAAAGGTGGCAAAGTAGGTTTATATGCCAATATACATGCTAAAAGAGCTAGAATAGCTGCTGGTTCTGGTGAGAAAATGCGTAAACCTGGAGCTAAAGGCGCACCTACAGCTAAACAATTTAAACAAGCTGCTAAAACAGCTAAAAAATAAGGATTTATTATGGCTGAAAAGTGGATACAAAAAGCTATTAAGAAACCAGGAAGTTTGCGTAAAGCGCTAAATGTTAAAGCTGGTGAAAAGATTCCTGCTAAAAAACTTGCGTCTGCCGCAAAAAAACCAGGAAAAATTGGGCAACGTGCAAGATTAGCACAAACACTTAAAAAATTAGGTAAATAATGGCTGAAACAACAGGCACCAATCTGTTCAACCTTAACATGAATGACCTCATTGAAGAGGCATTTGAGCGTTGTGGGTTAGAATTAAGAACTGGTTATGATTTTAGAACCGCTAGAAGAAGCCTTAATCTATTAACGATTGAATGGGCTAATCGTGGTATTAATCTTTGGACTATTGAAGAAGGTCAAATACCTATGGCTACTGGTCAAATTACATACGCTCTTCCAGTAGATACTATTGACTTATTAAGCATGGTAACTAGAACTGGTAATGGTGGCCCTAACCAACAAGATATTAATATTAACAGAATCTCAGAAGATACATATTCTACGATTCCTAATAAGTTAGCTACTGGTCGTCCTATTCAAGTATGGATCAATAGACAAACTGGTATGTCTAACCCTAGTACTGTATATTTAGCATCCTCTATTAATTCTACAGATACAACAATTACATTAAGCGATGTAGCTAATATTGCATCAGCTGGTTTCATTCAGATTGACAATGAAACTATTTATTATGCAAATGTAGATAATGCTAATAACCAATTATTAAATTGTGCTCGTGGTCAAAACAATACTACTGCAGCAGCTCATGTAGCAACTACAAACCCATACAATTATATTACTATACAGAATTTACCAAGCATTAATGTATGGCCTACACCTAACTCTCCTGGTGATCAGTACACATTTGTATATTGGAGAATGCGTAGAGTTCAAGATGCTGGTACTGGCACCACAATTAATGATATTCCATTTAGATTTTTACCATGTATGGTAGCTGGATTAGCTTATTATTTAGCTGTTAAGTCACCAGCAGTAGATCCAAATAGAGTAGCATTTTTACAAGCTGATTATGAAAAACAATGGGATCTAGCATCTCAAGAGGACAGAGAAAAGGCACCGATTAGATTTGTGCCTAGAAATATGTCTTATATAAGGTAATCATGGCAACCAAGTATTCAAGTGGTAAACACTCAATTGCCGAATGTGATCGTTGTGGTCAACGCTATAAGCTTAAAGAATTAAAGAAGCTTATATTAAAAACAAAGCAAATTAGCATTAAAGTTTGCCCAGAGTGTTGGGAACCAGATCAGCCACAGTTATTACTTGGTATGTATCCAGTCAATGACCCACAAGCTGTGCGTGAGCCAAGACCAGATGTATCTTATCAAGTTTCTGGTAATACTGGATTACAGACTGGATTAAACAATTCTAACAATATTCAAGATGCTGGATATCCAAGCGATGGTAGCCGTCAAATTGAATGGGGCTGGAATCCAGTCGGAGGATCAAGATTATTTGATATTCCATTAACACCAAATACATTGACATCTAGTGTTATAATAGGCGATGTAACAATTGTCACAACTTAAGGAGATATAAAATGGCATTTAAAAAAGCAGCTGATGGTATTACCAAACAAGGTAAAACTAAAGGCAAAAACTTAGGCGATACAGGTCCAAATGTAGCTATTGAAAAAGGCCCTAAACACGCTGGCTCTAAAGGCGGTAAAAAGAACATTGACATGAAAACTATGGGTCGTAACTTAGCTAAAGTTGCAGCTCAGAAAAGAGGATAATATGACTAAAGAACGCAAAGTCCCAGTTTCACCAAGCGAATCTTATCCTTTAGGTCATGCTAAAGAGAACAAAGACGCAAGTGCATATACTGGTTTTCAATATCCAGCTGGCGGTGGTGATGACATTGGTGTTTACAAACAACCTATGGCTAACCCAAATGGATTAATGCAAGAAGCAGTAGAATTAAATGGCAACCCATTAGGTAGCTTTAATATCTCTGTAGGTGGCGTTAGCAAAGGTAACTACAAAGTAATCAATCCACATGGTGTTGGTGAAATGCGTGGTTATGGTGCAGCTACTAAAGGTCGTAAAATAAGCGGTAAACAAGGCTAATAATGAATTACGTTCAGCTTTATCAAGCTATACAGGATTATGCAGAAACTACAGAAACGCTTTTTGTAGCTAACATACCTCGCTTTGTTCAAGAAGCTGAAGATCGTATTTATAATGCAGTGCATTTACCTTCATTGCGTAGAAATGTAACTGGCACTATGACTTCTGGAAATAAGTATCTTTCATTACCAGATGATTGGCTTGCTAATTATTCTATTGCTGTTATTAATGCTGACGGCACCTATGAGTACCTTTTAAACAAAGATGTTAACTATATTAGACAGGCTTTTCCAAGTCCTACTGATACAGGCACACCAACACACTATGCATTGTTTGGTTCGCAATATAACAATTTGAATGAAATGTCATTGATTTTAGGCCCTACACCAGACGCAAACTATGGCGTAGAACTGCATTATTTTTATTACCCAGTATCAATTGTTCAAGGTCAAATTGGAACCTTATCAAGCAGTATTACAGGCGGATCTGGTTATGCACCAGGCACATATGCCAATGTACCATTAACTAATGGAAATGGTTCTGGAGCTACAGCAACAATTGTAGTGAATTCAAGTGGTGTTGTAAGTTCTGTAACTTTAAATGATGGTGGTCAGTTCTATGCTGTAGGTGATATATTAGGAGCTAGTGCTTCTAACCTAGGTAATTCTGGTTCTGGTTTTGCGGTAACTGTATTAACAATATTAAATGCAAATGGCACAAGTTGGCTTGGTGATAATTATGATCCAGTTTTATTTTATGGTGCAATGCGTGAAGCAATGATTTTCCAAAAACAAGAACAAGATGTTATACAGCAATATGAACAAAAGTATCAAGAAGCTTTACAAGAAATTAAACGCCTTGGTGATGGTCTTGAACGTGGTGATGCTTATCGTGATGGTCAAACTAAACTACAGGTTAAAACATGATAGTTCAAACAGCTTGTACTATATTTAAACAAAATCTTTTAAAAGGTCTAGAGAACTTCAACACAGGTTCTCCATACCAATACAAAATAGCACTTTATAATGCTAACGCAGATTTAAATGATACAACCACAATCTATACTTCAGTAGATGAAGTCACTGGTACTGGTTATACGGCAACTGGATTAGCTTTGACTCCAACGGGTCTTAGTCTTGATACAGCTACAAACACAGCTTTTGTATCGTTTAATAATGTAACTTGGTCTCCTGCAAGCTTTACCTGTAGGGGTGCTTTAGTTTACAATAGCACTACTGGAGCAGCTTGTTTTGTGCTAAATTTTGGGTCTGATAAAACTGCCACAAATAGTTTTACAGTTCAATTTCCAACGGCAAACGCAACGAATGCCATTCTTAGAATTAGTTAATTTAAGGAGTTTATATGAGCAATAGAGATATATTAGGC